TGATAACAGAGCAAATGTTGAAAGTGAGAAGTTAACTGAATCTTGTTTAACAATGTCAACTAATAAAGTTGAGTGTGGCACATTTCAGCCCGTTAACGGCGTGGGCGATAACCACGCTACCAGTACCCACATGGTAGAGGGGGAGGCGGTGACTTACACCAATCCAAAGAAGGATCAAGACAATAATGTCGAGAGTGCAGTAGTTAAGGATAACAAATTAGATGGTGATAAAGGTAATAATGATAACAGAGCAAATGTTGAAAGTGAGAAGTTAACTGAATCATTTTTCAAGCAAGTAATACCAACAGTTAAACCAGGAATAGAAAACAGTGAATTTATTAATCCAGAAGTGAATGAAGGTAAAGAAGATTATACAACGGTGGATAATAAAGAAGTGAATGAAAATGTACAACAAGAAGTGAAGGAAGATTCTAAACATGACGTGGAAGGAAATGACACGAAAGCAGATAATCATGTATTAAACCATAATGAAAGACGCGACAAGAGAAATAAGAAATTTAATCACAATGCCGGACGTAATAATGAAGATAAACCATCCGATAAGAAAAAGAGTAATGGATATTATAGCAAGGTCTTAGAAGGTACACAAGGAGACGTTACAGAAGAGTTTATGGTTAATAGATTTATACCAAAAGGATTATTGAAGTTACTCCCAATGGATTCGAATATCTTAAAGAATGTTGACGCGAAATTTTATCACAGAGGAAATGATGATGGAGTAACTAGAGAGTACAAACACTTCGATGTCGATGACCAACCAGCATCAGGTATTCCGTATGATAGATTAAAAGATGATTACCATATGTTAATTTGGAATAAGCCAACAATAAGAGGAATGGTCAATGCTAATAACAATATGTGTTACATAGTAAAAGATGCATGTTATAAGAATGAACATTTTGATACATCCATTGCCAAGATTTCAATGATGCAATTTGTGCATGAACAAGGTATTTTAACGTATTCAGGATGCTATGAGTCAAATTGGTTAAATAACACAAAAGGAAAGACCGCACCATACATTACCTTTGCTTTGAATAACGGTGCTATAATTGAAGCTTTACCAGGTATTAAAAGATTAGGTTTGTCAGTTTTAGCTACAATACAATTTTACCAGACAGGTACTCATTTCGGTGAACAATACTCATATGTATGTGATGGTGAGAAAGTTGTTGGAATGTCGAGAGGTAAAGCTGGATTTTGGTGTGATGAGAATTTACCCAAAGATTTTGATAAAATCCAAGGTGCAATTGGGGATGGTTATTATATTCATACCTTGGCCAGAATTGGTAATCAAAGAATTATCGTTCTAGATAAGATAGCAGTTGATGAAATACCAATTAAGTATAATAATGAATACGTTGAAGAAGTTGATGATAATATAATGAAGCGATTCGTTCAAAAGAAAAATAATTTGATGGGTTTGAACTTAGTTGAGATGCAAATTGAAAAGACCGTCAGGATTGATCCAGAAGTAGAAGATAACTTGGAACTGAAATTGCAATGGTATTGGAGAGTCATTGACATATTGTTGGAGTTTGTGTTAATGTACAGTATTTTTCCATGGTATATTTATTTTCTATTGATCCCGCTAAAGTGGGTTGTGCTCTTCGAGGAAGGCATAGACCCAGGACTTATACTTATGTCTGATGGTATGTTTAATATGTATATTAAAGTTGTTCTACATTTAATTGGTTTCCCAGTAGCATTGTATAAACTTGCCGTATTGCTGTATTTGTGGTACAAAGGTGGAATGGTCTTATTTATTGATAAGATCGACTGGGATACATTGTACATCTTTTTGTGGAATTCACCCATTTTAACATTGGGTTTCAGAATTTACATTTTGTTTAGATTAGTCGTGAGATTAGTTGAGATATATTTTGAACCGCCAAATATTGATTTGCGTTTAGGTAGGAATGTACATTTATATGGTAAACACGCAAAAGATTTCTTTTTGTTCATGCAAGAGAGTAAAGGGGATCAATTACCGTGGGGTTTCTACTATGTCGACTGTTGCAATATTATTAGATTACCGCAAGGACATAGTAAGGTGAATTATACAAATCTGTTTGATGCCGTGATTAAGTATAATATGAAGTGTGGGCATCAGGTTAATAGTGCGGTTGTAAAGTTCTATGATTTGTTTGGACACGTGAATTTAGGAGTTGCTACGGAAGATTTCGGTATAATACAGGAAGCCATGCGTTCCAAAATCGTACCAATAACCACCATGGTTTCATTTAGATACAACCCACAACAAGAAAGACCTTATGTAATGTGGCAATTAGTAAGTGAGTCAACTTATTTGGAGTATTGTGCGCCAACACTAGATGAGAAGACAGTAATAGGAGCTGCAAGTAATAGGTTATTGCAGACACTCCCATTGAATCGTGCTGAAACGTTAGAAGAAACAATTAATCGTTACATGTCATTCTACAATAAATATGCAGCACCAGTAGAGGTACCCGATGAAATTCCGGTCTTAGATAGGTATACGGGAAGGAAATTTAAGAAATATTTGAGGGCATTGGAGAGTGCAGGTTCGGACAATCCATTTTATTCAACCTTCCTGAAGAATGAAGCTTTGCCTGTAGAGAATTTATTAAAGAAACCAGTTAGAATAATAACTCCAAATACCCCTAAGTTTAATGTCACTTACTTGAATTTCTTCCATGAATTTGAAACAATGTTATTACAAAGTGTCGACTATCGTGATAATGAAAGAATCTTCGCTAAAGGTTTGAATTTAGATAGTAGGGGTTCTATAATAGCAAAATTGTGTTCAGAATGGAATTATGTCATACCAATTGATTTCAAGAATTTTGATGCTCATCATAGGGGACAAAATTATGAAGCTGAGATGTGGTTTTATAACCAAATTGGTTTGCCTGCAAGTGTGTCGAAGAAATTGATAAAAGCACATAAGAGCGGTTGCATTGATGTTGATTTTGCATGCAGGTGTAGTGGTGATTTATTTACAGGAAGTGGTAACTGTTTAGCAGTTGCCTCATTGTTAGCCCCATTCTTTGACAAGTGTCGTATTTTATGCGATGGCGACGACACACTTATCTTTACTAATAATAAGCATATCGCAACCGAAATAATCCCGTACTTATATGAACGTGGTTACGAACTCACTTGTGATGAAATTATTGATTGCAAGTCCGATCAGTCTATCATACCGTTTTGTCAGGTGAACTATGATAGAAAGGGTGTATACACTAAGGATCCTGTTAGAATCCTTAGTAAGGCAGCTAATGTTACTTTATCAATCAATGCCGATCCAAGTCACTTGATTTATGGTAAATTGCAGGGATTGGCCGTTTGGAGTCAAATAGGCGTCAACTTCGAGGAGTTAAGATTTATAACACAGGACTTGATAGATGATGTAGACCCATATTCAGTCAACTGGTACAAGATGCAAGAAATATCTGAAAATGCTGACAGGGGTAAAATGGTTAGTGTACACCTGACGGGATTGTTTTTAGAAGTATGTCAAAGAACATCAACAATTCTAAAATCAACCGCAGCAATGGAAACATTGTTGCACCACGTGGTACCAAGAAAGGTAACGCGCGCCCTAAGACTAAAAGTCTTAAAAGAAGTAATAAGAGGAAAAGTAAGAGAGGTAGTCAACAACAATTCACTAGAATATCTAAGAGAGAACTTTGGAAGCAAATTGAAGGTGCAAAGAGTGGAAATATCGTATTTGACCAAACAGGTTTCCCTTTATGGTTTAACTCAATTTCAAGTCTGTACGAGCACTACAGACTCATTGGAATCACCATCGACGTTGTATCATCATATTCCCGAATGGCTAGCGGGTCATACACAATTACATCAAACAATAATCCAAAGCAAAGAGCAGCATATGACAGCGTCGCAGAAATGTCAGCCCAGTGGAGAGCAATCACCAGAGCAGTCTACATGCCAGGAAGAATCTACTTACCAGGAAGTTTGTTCAGCCAAACACCAAGCTACAAATGTACAAGAAGTGGAAATGCAAACGACACATACGCGTTCGATCTCGGATACAAAGTGTCATCACCAGATACAACAGGAACAATTAGCATCTACATCACATATGACGTCGAGTTTAGGACACCGACGATCTCAAATTCATATGAAGTTAGCGGAATGTATGGAGCAATTCAAGGAGAACAGCTCATCTACCAAGGATCAAAAGAAATTGAAGTCAAGTCAGGAGTGTTCTCAACAGAAGACACAGGAGGGGTCGAGTTTAAAATCCTCGTCGCGCCAGGAGGACCTAGCTTCGAGTCAAACCTCTTCCTTACAGTTGGAGAATTGTCAATGTCAGCCCAAGATGGATTCTGTATCTGTTATGGAGATACAAGAGAGCAAGCAGCCCAAAACGCAACAAACTGGACAAAGTTCCTCCTTAACTACTTGTGGTGGCCAATCGCAACAAGTCAATCAAAATCAGAACAAGCCTCAAGATTCAATACAGCAAGACTTAAATACATTGCAGACGGAGGAGGAAACACAGACAAGCTTGGACCATGTCTCGTCGGAACAAAGTACGGAAGCTTGTCATCAACAACAGGATCAGTCAATCTCATCAATTGGTTCTCATACGGAGTCGGAGACAGCAAGGAATCAGGATACATCCCGCTCATCTTTACTGCTAACACTCCTTCGCCAGGTTGCCCAGTCTGGATGGACGAAGAAAATAGAAATGGTTTCTGTGCAATTGCAATGTGGGGAGATTACGCCTTTAACCTTACAAGAGGAAGTAATCCAGTGTGTCATACGAACATTGGAACGATTGCAACATCAATACCAACAGCATATCCAACTCAATGAAGAAGATCTTAATATTGCTGTTACTGGAACATTGTTATTTGATCAGTTGAAGGGACATGAAGTTTATAAGTTATTCATTGGTGATGAAGACATTGCAGATATGAAAGACAATAATATATATGTAGACGACGTTGCAGAATTGGTGCTTTTGCAGATGTTTAGATACAATATGAAGATAAATGAGACGACACCTCTATGTGCTAAGAGGTTGTTAGAATTACAATATGCAGAATGTTGTGACCATTACTATGCCAATCAATTAATGAATTGCTGTAGTTACATTGTTGCAGATTGGAGTAACTACTTGGATGAACCCAACGAACAGGAGAATATAGATCCAATTGAGGAGCAGTTGAGGTTCTTAGAGGAAGAGCAAGAAGAGTATTAGGAGCACTCTCGTTGAAACACATGAATGCACCAATAAGGGTGTGTTGGTTTCACTATTAATTAAATTACACACCCATCTTGGATGAACCCAACGAACAG